GATCGGGCCATTCAGCTTCACGACCAGCACCGGGAACGGATCGCCCCAGTTGTTGTCGGGAATGTTGGCCAGACCCACAAGCTTCACCGCCGTGTTGATGGCGGAGGTGCGGGTGGAAGCGTCCAGAGTGTACTGCGACGTGCCGTACACCGAGTTGACATCGCCGCCAGACGCCGTCACATCGAAGTTCAGACCAAGGTCGCCCGCCGTAACGGAGGCATCAGCCTGGATCAGGAACAGCGCGAACGGGTTGTCCACGATGTAGGCCGTCGGACGGTCGGAACCGTCGTACAGGCCAGCCGAGGACGTGTCGGCCGGGATCGAGTTCTTAAGCTGGGGCTGCTTGGTCGTGGGGTCGATCCACGCGAAGCCAGCCGCCACACCGAGCAGCGGACCGCCGCCCGTGCCAACCGAAGTAATAACGCCGCCCGACAGCTTGACCGGAGAGCCCTTACCGAGGTCGGGGCACGCGGAGCCGTTGGGAAGCGGATAAGCGCGGACTTCGTTGCCATGCGTGCCGAGGGCAGCAATGGCGCGAAGACCGAACGGTGCAAAAGACTGCGGCACCTTCTATCCTCCTTCTATCTGTTATCCGAACGAGGGTCGTCGCCCCCGGGAAAAACGCTTGGAACCTTCGTTAGCAAACTGCACCTGCCGGCCGCCGTCCTCATAGCTGATCGTCTTCAGATCGAAAGCCTGCTCCGCTTTGATGGCCCGATCTTCGGCCCACTTTTGGATGGCTTCCGCTTTCCGTCGAGGTAGCTTTGCGAGGACGAGGTCCCCGTTGATGGCTGCACCCGCCAACGCAGAAATCTTGCTTTCGAGACCGGGGAAAACGTATCCATCGGGAACTTCTTCCAGTGGAACGAATGCCCAACCCTCTCGAAGTCGCGCCGAGACATTGTTATAGTCTTCTTCCCTACCTGCCCGAAACCGAATCCAGCGATAAGCGTACTGGTCAGTATCCGGCATGGGAGGGATTTCTAGCGCATTGGGAGGAGTATACTCGCTTTCCAGAGAAATTTCAAGTGGATCGTCAATAGAGTTGTCAGAGGCCGGGCCGGCCTTCATGCGGGGCATTACAGAATCTCCGTATATTGATTTGCGGTGGACTGAGCCTTTTCAGTCTTGGCCTTTTCGCGGGCATACTGCTCGACAGTAATACCAAGTTGACGGGCCATCTGACGGTCAGCCTCAGTAAGTACAACTCGAATCTTGCCGGAAGCGGGGGCCGGGGTCGACCGATTCTGGATGGTCGGATTGGACGGCTGCCGGGCTGCCGTAGCGGGGGCTGCCTGTTTGCCGCCCAACTTGGCCGGGAACTCCCGCTTCAGGCGCTGGTCGAGGACGTCGAAGTAGTCAGGATCGCTGGGCAGGTAGCCTTCGCCCACCATCTGCTGGTCGATGACCTTGGCAGCAGCCGTCATGACGGCGTCCTTGTTGAACCAGTCCTTGTTGCGGTCATACCACTCGGTCAGGCCCGGGGGCTGGGCACGCCTTGCAGGCTGTTCAGGGGCGGTAGATCGAGTCTGCTGGGTCTGCTGCGGCGCTTCCTGTCCAGATTGGGGCGCCGTCTTGGTAGGGATGCTGCCCCTATCCTTTTCAGCCTGCGCCTTCTTGGCTGCCAGAGAGGCGAGTTGCTGCTGGACCTCGAAGATGCGAGAGCGGTCGCCGGACTCAAAGGCCGCGTCAAACTCGGATCGCAGGGTCTTCATGCCCGCGTCGAGGTTCTGGATGTAGAGGTCGAAGCCGATGGCCGCGCCCTCATTGGCATCGTTCTCGTACCGCTTGGCCCGCGCTTCCGCCTCTTCTAGACGGGCTTGCGCGTCGGCTAGTTGCCGGGCATAAGCGTCTCGCTGGGCCTTCAGACGACGGCTTCGGGTCAGCTTCTTGCGGTCGGCGGAGCCGGCTTCGGCTGGGCTGCCGTCGTCGTCAGCATCGTCGTCGGCTGGTTCGGCCTCCTGCTGGGAGGGGGCGGGCTCGGCGACGACCGAGACGGGAGCTTCTTGCTCGGGAGCGCCGTCCATGACAATTTCGATGTCGTCGACGGCGCCCGCTTGCCCAGACGGATTGTCTAGGTCAATCTCTTTATAGCCTGATTCGGACATAGGAAATTATTCCTTGAAGTTGGCGTCGAGGTACTCGGGCTTTTCGACCACGAGTTCGATGTTGGAGGGCTTGATGAGAAGGAGCTTGACGCCCTTCCACCAGATCTTCTGGCCGACCAACTTGGCGTAGACGATGAAGTCGCCGGGCTTGACCCACGCGCCAGTCTTGTAGATTTCCTCGTCCTTGAAGGCGAGTTCGCCAATGGCCAGAACGCGACCAACCGTGTTCAGGTACTCACGGTCCTCGCGGAAAGTATCCGGGAGCAGGATGCCTCCTGCCGACTTACGCCGAATGGGCACGGGCCGGACAAGAATCCCTACACCAGGAATCCTAGGCAGCGGCGACGGATCAGGAATTTCGTCCTGGGTCATCCACTGGTCGTTCGTGATTGCCCCGTCGAGGGGCACGCGGGCGGTAAGCATTAGTTCCTTTCTTCTGCTGGCTTGGTCTCTACAAGGTCGTAGAGCAGTTGCACGGCCTGATTGAGGCCGGCAATAACGCCGCAGGAACGGGCATACTCTTCGTAGGTCTGGGCGCCGCCACGGGAAAGAAAGTCTCTTTCCCGCTCGACACGCTTCTGAACCTCTGCTACATACTCAGAAAGAAGTCTCATTGGGTAGGTGCGTTAGCCCGTTCTGCAAGTCGTTTGGCTTGAATATCCGCCAGTTTGGCGGAGTTGTCAAGTATTTTCGAGGAAGCCGAAATCTGGTTCTGCTTGCTCTTGTTCTCGGCATCGAGGAGCATGCTGGTTTCCTTGAGGTCAAGCTCGCGGTTCTTGAGGGCGATCTTGGCTGCCTCGCGGACATCCTGCGACTGGATGCGTGCCGCCGAAAGCTGAAGCTCCTGCTGATTAAGCTGAACCATCTGCTGCTCAACGGACGGACCTTCGCCGCCCATGCCGGACGCCGCCGAGATCATCAGCATCTGTGTGGCGACTTGAGCCTGCACGTTCGGGTCTTCGATGGGCATGCCCATCTGCTGGGCCAGAAGCGCGGCCTGCGCCACGAACATCAGCACCTTGTGTTCGGCGATGTTGGCATTTAGAAGCTGGAGGCCAATGGCGATGGTCGGGTCGTTGGCGCCCTGCATCTGCGGCGTCTTGAGGAACGCTTCCTTCACGGCAATGTGAGCGGCATGATTCTGGCCAAGCTGGGCCTTGATGGGCTTGCCCGACATGGCAGCCTGCACCTCGGTCAACGGATCGGCGCTGATGGCTTGGGCTTCCGGGTTGACGAGGAGCTTGTCCACGTTCTCGGTGCCCATGGCCGCGTAGAAGCGCCGTAGCGCCTCGCGCATGTCGTGGAGTTGGGGGAACTGGGCAGCCATGTTGAGTTCGATCTGGGCGCGAGCCACCCGCTGCGACTCGGTCAGGGCATTGGGGTCAGACGCCGGAATGACGTCCACGGCCGCCGGGTCGAAGTCGTTGCGCTGGACGTAGGCGTTCTCGGAGCCGACCACGAAGTTGACGAGGTCGGGCAGGTTCTCAAAGTTGAGTTCGCCAATGAGCTTGAGGAACTCGCCCTGCGACTGGTGGAGGCGCTTGTGGATCGAGGAGTAGAATCGCTGCGAGGCTTCGATCAGGGCCAGCGTGGTGCCGACCGGACCGTAGTTGGTGGCGTTGGCGGCGACCTCGTCGGTGGCGTCGGCGAACTTCTGGCCGCTATCCACCATGAACTTGAGGAGGGCGAAGAGGGTCTGGTTCGGCTCCTTGCCCGGCAGCGGGAAGAACGCCTTGCCCAGTTCTTCGGGCGACAGGTTGACGTCGCGCCACTCGCCAAAGCCCAGCGGGGTGTCGCTGTCGGAGAACTTGGCGTCTTGGGACTTGAAGCCCGCCTGCCAGTTGGCGTACTGGCCTGCGTCGACCAGCGAGCGGAGGGCCACGGTAGCAGAGGCTGCGAGGTCGCCGATGAGGTGGACGTAGCCAAGGGCGTAGAAGCCGAAGGCCGGAATGAACTGGTCGACGGTGTACCAGATGCGCTTGGTCTTGGAAGTGTCGTCCTCGCGCCAGTTGCGCTTGATGGAGTAGACGTTGCCGGTCTTGACGTTGAAGTGAACAATGTAGGGCGCCATGCCACCGTCGGGCAGCGTGGGGTCGTCGCCGTTCAGATCGAGGTAGCAGTGAGCCTCGCCGACCGTGTAGCCCTTGCGTTCGAGCGACATGTCGAAGCCTTGGGCGTTGGCGATGGCTTCGGTTATTTCGTTGGTGTCGAGGACTTCCTCGGCATCGTTCTCGGAGACTTCGAGGAAGGTGCCAGCCGCCACAAGATTCTCCATCTTGCGGGTGGAAAGCTCCATGACCTCGATGTATTCCTCGGCGTCACGCAGATGGGTTGCCGATGGGTCGATGTAGAAGTTCTCGACGTAGACGACGGTGGGGTCGGGCGCGGAGTTCACGCTGTTCCAGCCCGCCTTGCGGATGCCGGTGCCCATGAAGCCAACGCGGAACAGGTTGCGTTCGAGGTCGTTGTAGAAGCCCGGCACCTGCTCGGTAAGCTGGTAGTTCATGTAGGTGCGGACGCGGGCAGCGGCCTGTTCGCGGGGGATGTCGACGTAGCCACGCACCTTGGTGCGGACCGGACCCTTGGCAGGCCACAGTTCTTGGATGGCCTTGGCCTGGAACTTGACCACGTTTTCGATGAGGAGGGGATGGACGGCGGTGCAGGCACCATCGACCTCGGTGTTACCCTGGCCCTCGGTGTTTAGGCCCAGCCAGTGGATGCCCTGCTTGATTTTCTCTTCCCACTGCTGGCGGGCGTTCTTGAAGTTCTGGAGGGCGTCTTGACGCTGGGAGCCGATGTCCCGAAGTATTGCGTCGTCCATGCCGGCCGCTAGGTTAGCACCGAACGACATGTCAATCTCGACAATCTCGTCGGCCGGAATAACTTCGAGCGTCTCTTCAGAGAACTCAAATTCCATTTCTGGATTTTCGAGATTATCAGACATGTGTTACTTGACTCCAATAGCTCTTGAAAGGGCGTCTACTTGAAGGCCGCTCCACATTGCCGACCTTTTCTTGCGTCAATTCATAGCGGCGTCGCAAGTAAAGCAGGGCCATCACCATAGCATCGACGGCGTCGTCATGGGCGCCCTTTGGAAATTCTAGGGCCTCCTGCAAAAGCTCGGCCGCATATTTCCGCTTGAGGGGTAGCCAGACGCGCTGACGCTCAATAATGCCTGTCACCGCATGAGCCCTAGCCACTTTATCACGGTCGGGCTGAAAAGGCAACACAGGCAGCTTATTGAGCTTAAGGTCCTGAATTAGGGACTGACCCGAGGCTTTATTTTCCACGATTATGCGATCCGGCTTGAACGTCGTATATTGTTCTTTGGCCACGGCCCGAAGCTGGGGGTAGGTCCACCGGCCCCGGACTTGGTTCAGGAGGATGGCGTTGGGCTCCTGATACTCAAAGCCCTTCTCGTCGGTGAAGGTTAGGTGGAAGATGCCCCACGTCTGAATGACCGAGAAGTCAGCCTTGGCCTTGGTGGAGAAGGCGGTATCGAGGGTTTGGATGATCTCGTCGCACTCGGGCGGATCGTCTTCGTCCCAGTCTTGGAAGTCGTCCTTGTTGAAGACGTTGCCGTCCTCGCCGGTCGGGGTCTGCATGTACAGGGCACCCCAGTCGGCCCGCGACAAACCCTCGCGCGTAGCGATGAGGTCGTCCATCGTGATGTATTCGGGCCAGTAGGATTCGCTCTCAGGCAGCATGAGGTATTCGGCTGCGGGCTTGTCGAGGATGGCCGGAATGGATATGACTTCCCACTGGTCGACGCGCGGGTTGCGGGCAGCCTTGTCAAGCAGGAAGCCTGAAAGGTCGCGCACATGCCACCGGGTGTTGACGAGGATGATGCGGGAGTCGGGCAGTTTACGGGAGCGGAAGCCGGGGCCATACCAGTTGTTGACACGCTCGCGCTCGGTGTCGGACTTGGCGGTCTGCTCGGAGAGGGGGTCGTCGAGGATGCCCAGATTGAAGCGGTAACCGGCGATGGACTTGCCCGCGCCGGCAGGCATGAAGGAGCCGCCCGTGATTAGCTTCCAACTGGTGACGCCCGACATGTCGTCACGGATGCGAACGCCGTCGAAGATCTCTTGGTATTCGGAGGAGCGGACGAGGTCGCGGATACGGCCAGAACATTCGACCGCCTTGTCGGTGGTGTGCGAAATCCACATGAAGCGCCATGTGGGGTGGCGACCCATGCACCATGCGACGAACAGCATAAGGAGGACGGACTTCATGGAGCCCGGCGGCAGCATGAGCATCAGGCGCTCGACGGACCCATCGTCTACATCTTCTAGTGTAGCAGCAATTGATTCAATATGGCGGCCGTCGCGGTATGTATTGCCGTCCAACATCAAATGGGCCAAAAGTTTTACGAAAACATAAAAATGATCTTGCGCTTCAAGAACAGCTTTCTTGTGCAGCAAATCAGCTAACTCTGCTTTGGCCTCAATAAGTTTATTGTCGTCGCTTGGAAGAACTGTCATTTTAATACTTATTTTGCTTTTGCAGATTTTGCCAATCAGGAATTATTTGCAAATTCCAAGGAACGTGCAAACCGCAGACATGGGGATGCTGAAGCGGTATGATATGATCCACATGATAAACAATACCTATCATATCTGAAACACGCTGTGCTTGCTGATAAATAGCAAGAAGCTCCTCAGATTTAACCCATGACGGTTGAGCAGCTTTACAGCGCGCGCGTCTTGAAGCTGTCTGCGAACGAACTTTTGCTTGATTACGCTTCTTCCACTCTTTGATACGGGAGTTAACCTCTTGACGATTTTTGTCCGCATACGCTTTGGAATTTCGCGCGACAGCTTCGCGGTTGTTCTGTGCCCACGTTTTTGCGCGCAAGCGTGCGCAGACAACACAGCCGCTGCTGCCTTTGTAGCGTTCCCCTGTATGACCATTTTTACAAGGGATGGCTGACCAGTAAGTTTTAGTTGATTCGGAGTTTGCGTTCAATTTCCGGCTCGGCTTCACGCAGGATAGCAGTCAGTTCGCTGATCCGGGTATCCAGTTCCTCCTTGGAGTGGATGGTCCGGTGAACGATTTCCTTCTTCTCAACGAACATGCCAAGGTACTTGGCGAGGTTTTCCATGGCGCGGTTGGCGTTGGTAAAGTCGCCGGAGGCCATAGCTTGGGTGGCAATGTCGTTAAACCACTTGACGACATCCTCGATATTGATTTTCATGCGAGCCTTCTCCTCAATCTCGAATGCACTGATAAGGTCGTGGAACTCCGGGATGACCAGCATGCGGTTGGCCATCTCCAGCAGGACGACGGGGTTGTTGCTGTTGTAGCCCGCCTGCCGCATGGCACCACACTTGTTGGAACGGCCGTTCAGGGCGAACTGGCGGGCGAACTCGACCTGCTTGGGCGTCAGCTTCTTGATGGCTGTGATCTTGTCCCACTTGGCCTGCCACGTTTCGCGCAGGTGGTCGCGCAGGTTGCGGATCGCGTCGACGTTCTCTTTGGTGACGGCGCGGGCAGGCTTGTGGATGTTCATGCGCCGCAGATCGCGCCGATAGGCTTTTTGGCGCTCCTTCTGCGACGGCGGGTTCTTGCGCTTACGTTTGGGCGAAGGCGCCTCCCCCTCTTCAGGAGAGGCCGCCTCCACTACTTCGTCGGCAAGATCGAAAGGTTCGTCGCTCATGCTACTCCGGTTTCGTCGTCTTCGCGGACAATCGAGATGCGCGAACGACCCTTCTGCGAAAGGCTGGTCGCCCGGCCCGCACTGAAGAAGCGGATACCCTGCCGTTCGAGGGCAGGACGGATACGCTTCAGTTCAGCGGCGAAGCTGTGCGAAGTCTGCGGCAGCTTCTCGCGGGGGCCGATGTTCATCTCAAGCTGGCCGATCAGGTCCGAATACGTCCCCGAAAACTCCTTCTGCTTGTCCATCATCCGCAGGATAGCCGAGGCCATCCCATGGAACTCCAGCATCTGGCTCTCTGCCGCAGAACGGTTGCGCTTATAGACTTCCATAAGGCGCCCTTCCTGCCAGCCAAAAGCCTTCTCGGCTGCCACCGCCCAGACCGCAAATGCAGACATGCGCGGCTTTTCAGCCAAGTGTACATTACCATAATTCTGCGTAGCAATCAACGCTGCATTCATAAGGGAGCCCAGCAGGCGGGCATGGCAGGCATTGAAGGCTTCCCAAAACTCGTAGTCGTCGCGCCGCTTGCGGGGGTCGATGCGGGGCAGGTGAACGTGGATGGAGCGGTCAACAAGGTCGCCGCGTTCCACGACATCGGGAATGCCGTTCATGGCGACGGGCCGGCAGACGCGGACTGCGGACTCCTCGGCGTTGGTGTAAAGGGCACGACCACCCTGCGCCCCGGTGCCAGTGCTGATGACGCAGAGCGCGTCGGACATCTTGTTGGAAATGAAGGAGACGTTGTCGAAGGCGAGGACGAACGAGTTGCGCACCATGGCCTGCAAGTCGCGCTGGTCTTCGGGCGGCGTCCGCATGTCAAGGGCGTGCGGGTCAATGATGCGCCGCAGCAGGCGAAGGACGGTGGACTTGCCAGAGCCCTGTTCGCCAGAGATAGTGAGGACGGGGTAGGGACCTTCCGGCCGGAGGCAGCCGAGCAGCCATGCGGTCAGGAGCATGAGGCTGTCTTCGTCGGCCGCGATGAAGTCCTTGAGGAGTTCGGGGAACTCGGAAGCGGGCGCGGAGAGGTCGGGGTCGACGAGGGGCAGCATGCCAGCGCCGCGCAGCATGCGGATGTGGGTCGGGCCGCCAGGCAACTTGGTGATGCCGGAAGTCGAAATGCACCACGCGTCGTTGGCGTCGTTGCCGATGTCGATGTAGAGTTCGCCGACCTTGCCGCCAATGCGGATGAAGTCCTTGACCTTGCGGCCCTGTGCGCGGACCCAGTGGGCGAAGTAGGTCTGTGCGGAATTGAGAAGGTCACCGCCGGGCACGATGTTGACCTGATCGACGCAGAAGGAAGTGAACCAACCACGGAAGTCGCAGTGGCCACCGGGCGTGATGGTCAACGTGCGCCGCACACCAGCTTCGGTGTAGTCGAGGAAGAGGCGGCCATCTTCGGTGGTCCACGGCGAAAGCTGAAGCTTCGCATCGTTGATAAGCTGGACGCGATTGATCTTATCTGACATGCAGGGCTCCTTGATCAGAAGCACATCCTACATGAGGTGAGCGTCGTGTGCAAGAGGATTCTCACCCCCTCACTATACGACGGTCCACGTCGACCCCGAAGGCACCTCGACGGTCACACCGCTAGCAATCGTGATGGGGCCGAATGTGCCCGCGTTCTTACCGGACGGAATGGAATAGGACACCGAGACGACCGTGTCGTTCAGGTAGAAGGCTTGGTTGGTGCCGCCACCTGTTGCACCGCCGCCACCACCGATTGCACCCCACGTCGCCGAAGTGTAGCCCTCGAAGGTATTGGAGCCGCTGTTGAAGCGGATGAGACCGGGTGTTACGGAGGTGGGCCGGGTAGCGGTGGTGCCTGAATGGAGAAGAAGGGCGCTGTCGCCTGTGAAGTTGACGACGCTGGTGACGACGAGGCCGCCGACAACACTGACGCCGATCTGGTCAGCCGAGACAGCGACAGCAAGCTGCCCCGTCATGCGGTCGCCTGCGCGGAGGACGCGGAGAGAGGTTGCTGCTGAAACTGCGTTGATGGCTACAGTATTGACGGAGACGGCAGCGGAGACGGTGCTGACCCGAATTTCCAGTGCCGAGACAACATTATTAATAGAGGTGATGGCAGCAGAGTTGGTAACACCGGTAGCCGAGGCGGCACTGACGCGAATTTCTAGAGCGGAAACAACATTGTTGATGGAAGTGATGGCCGCGCTGTTGGCAACGCCTGTCGCAGACGCAGCACTGACGCGGATTTCCAAAGCCGAGACGACATTGTTGATAGACGTGATGGCGGCGGAATTTGCTGCACCCGTAGCGGAAGCGGCGCTAACTCGGATTTCAAGCGCAGAGACAACGTTATTCGTGGAAGTCAGGGCTGCTGAGACGTTGTTAACTTGAATTTGGAGAACGCTAACAGAAGCCGAAACAGCAGCCACACGGATTTCGAGGGCCGAGACGCGCGGTTCGAGGGCAGCCAGAGCCGAGGCGTCAATGGCTGCGAGGGCCGAATTGATAGCGGAGATGGAGGCTTGGACTGCCAGCATCTGCACGTTGAGGACGGAGACGGAAGCCGAGACGGCAGTCAGCCGTACATCAAGGACCGACACCACATTGTTGACAGACGTGACGGCAGCCGAAACCGCGCTAACGCGGATTTCTAGAGCGGAGACGACATTGTTGATGGATGTGATGGCGGCAGCATTAGCAGCGCCCGTTGCGGAGGCCGCGCTGACACGGATTTCGAGTGCGGAGACAACGTTGTTGGTGGAAGTGAGGGCCGCCGAAACTGCATTAATTTGAATTTGAAGGGCAGAGACGGATGCTGAAACAGCAGCAACACGATCAGCTAGAACAGAAACGACGTTGTTGGTAGAGGTGAGGGCCGTGCCCAACGAAACGGCAGCCGCCGACACCGCACTAACGCGCACTTCAAGCGCCGAGACAACCGCATTGACGGACGTGATGGCAGCCGCATTGACAGAAGTGAGGGCCGAAACGATAGCGATCTGGGCAGCATTTGCGGAGACAGCGGCTGATACATTGTCGAGGCGCAGCGAAACAGCGGCCACGTCATTGGTGACGGCACTGGTGGCGAAGATGGCGACCGTAGCCAGATTGGTTTGCAGGGTGCCGCTGTTCTGCACAATAGGCAGAAGCTCGACGCCGGTAAGGGGGCCAGCGGTCGTAAGTTCGGAAATCTTTTTCGGATCGGCCATCTGGATTCCCTTTAGGTCGCCGGCTCGATCACCAGCTTGCCCTCATCGACAAGGCGCATGATGTTGGCGTAGTCGGCGTTCGCCGGATCGAGCGGCACGAAGCTGGTCACGCCGTTGATGTCACAGCGGACGCCTACAACGATGTCTTTGGGGTTCTTTAGGTATTGACAATCTTCATACATCTTCTTACAACTCTATACTTGCAATCCAAGAGTTTAAATCTACAAACTGACCTGCAGAGCGCCCGTAACTTGCTAGACAAAATGAGGTGGTCGTAGCTTGAATAAAGTTGGGAGTGGTGTTAGAACCATCATTAATATCAATAACAGCCGATACTGTAGGTATAGCTCGCATTGTTACAGGCAGAGATACAAAATGCCACACATCAAATGTTGAGGCTCCATAATTGTAGGCTCTATTTAATAACGAAGCACTCTGCTGGGCATAATACCTCTGACACAGCGACAGTTCCTGCCCGTACTGCCTGCGTTCAAACGGCGTTGCGACGGTGCCGACCTCAAGCTGGACGCCGGTCAGGTAGAAGGTCGCGCCAGCGTTGGCGATCCAGTTGACGCAGCCCGAAGTCCTCCATAGACCGCCACCTGGACCCCAGACACCGGCTGTTGCGTTGCAATTTGAACCGGAGCCCAGATCAAAGCAGACGCCAACGCCAAGGCCATTGCTCACATTCTGCGTGCCACTGGTGTCGCCCGGAACGGTGAGCGTCTTAAACTCCCAGGTGTTTGAGACATTTACGGTGTATGTCGTGACGTAGGATCGGGTGTACGAGGCAGCCTGAATACCAACACCGTAAGTGCCGGTAATAGACGAGCGTACCCAGAAGGACAGCGTGACAGTCTGAGCCGATGCTGTGCCCCAACCCAAGTCGGAGGTGTTGAAGCCTTCAATGCGCTGCTCAAAATCATACACATCGCCAGCAGCAATTGAGGCATCAGCGGTCTGCACAGTCAGGGCTGCCGAGTAGGCAAACCCGGTCGGAATAACTGCTGTTGACTGCTGGTTGGCAATAACGCCACCACCCGAGACACGATTGAGCCAACGGTCGAGCGAGTAGCTGTCAGAACTGACGTTCACCGAAGACGTTCCGTTCCGTTGAGATACGGACATCGCCCCATTGATGATGCGGTTCCGCAGGAAGCTGCTGCTCGGCACCACCATGCCGGTCGAGGTCACGTTGCCGCTGGCCGTCACGTTGCCTGCAAAGGCTGCGTTGCCCGAGGCGTCGAGGACGATGTTGTTGCTCGCGGAGGCGGCGTTCTTGAGGTTGGTCGTAGCTACGGTCGACATCAGCGGGCCTCCAGCGTTGCGATGCGGGCCTCGGCGGCTTCCAGTTTCGTGGTGAGTTCCTGCACAGCGGCGACGAGGTGAACGACGATCTTGGAGTAGTCCACGCCCTGCGGCTTGATGGAGCCGTCAGCGTTCACCGCGTCTTTCTCGCCGGTCACCGCGAGTGGGATGTGTTCCGCAAGCTCATGCGCGATGAAGCCTTCGCCGTGGCTATCGTCGGCATTCCACTTGTAGGTGGAGGGCTTGAGCGCAGCGATGGTGGCAAGCCCGCCGATCAGGGGGGACACATCGTGCTTGAGACGATAATCGGAGCCGGTGTTGTAGCTTACGCCTGTACCGCCGCTGTTAATTTGACCAACTTCGCCATTTGGATTGTGGAACGTAATCTGATTGGCTGCGGAAGTAGTATTAACATAACAAGAAATAGGGGGCTGAGACGCCGTTTGATATGCAAGCAAAAGTGGAGTTTTGCTGTTAATCGTGGGGTTCGCTGCGTTGAGGCAAAGCGTGCCACCAGAGGTGATGCGAGCGCGTTCGGCGCTGTTTGTCACGAACACCATGTTGTTGCCCGCGTTGTCGTAAAACAGGCGACCAAGGTCGAACGTGGTGCTGTTGCCAAAATACAGTCCGCTGTTGCTGCCGGAGGTCTGGAAACGAAGATCGCAGCGGGTGCTATCGGTTGAGATGATGCGAGCAACGGCAGTGTTGGACGCGCCAGAGACATCCAGCCTTGCGCCCGGTGTCGTCGTGCCAATCCCCACGTTGCCGCTGGCGTCCAAGCGCATCGCCTCAGTGCCACCCTCAGCAAAGGCGATGGTGTCAGCCGCAGGGAAAAACATCCCGGTGTTCGCGTCGGTGCCCTGCACGGCAGGCGTTGCGGCAGAGCCGTCCGTGCCCGAGATGCCGGTGGAGCCGTTGATGATTACGGGCATTAGCCGGGCGCTCCCAGAGCGGTCTTGATCTCGTCAGGTGTTACCGCCGCGTCGATCTGGTTCTGCATGGCAGCGTACTTGGCGCGGATAGCAGCGCGAGCCGCTTCGGCTTCAGCCTCGACCGTGCCGGGCAGGCGCTTGGCGATGGCCTCGTCATGCGGCGCGAACTCAGCAGCACGGGCAGTCCGGCGCATGTCGTGCGCGATGGCCTTGGCCTTGTTCACGTTGATCGTGATCATTCGGCGTACTCCCAGGCGGCACGGAAAGTCCGGTCGGTTGGGATGTCCTCGACGCTGACGATCTTCCAGGGCTTGCCAGCAGGCACGTCCTTAGCGGCAAGGGTCTCCAGCGTGTTGCCTTCCTGGGCCAGCCACTCGGGGGCCGGGATGATGACGGCAACGCCGCCTTCGTCGGTGGGGTAGATAATGCGCTGATCGGTCATGCTTGGCTCCTATCAGCGGAATACAGCAATACAGCACTCAACAACATCAGTCCGCCCCGATCCCCCAGAGTTAACGTAGCCGTTGTAGACCAAAACTTGGTTAGTTAGGTGCGGATAAACCATCATTGATTGGTCAAAGAACAGGACGTTCGGGGGAGTGCCATTGTCGTACTGGTAGCTTCCGATAGCTGCGTAATTTGTGTCGGGCATTGCTGTGCTTAGATTGACGGTGTAGTCGCCCACACCATTATCTGTAATGCTGCTGACGTTGCCGCTACCCCGGATAGCCACCGTGCCGGTGCCGTTAAAGTTCACCCAAGCTCGGCAGCCGTAAGCCGTGGCGACAGAGCCGTAGCCGGAATTGAACTGAAGGTTGCCGCTGGCGTCGAACTCACCAACCTGCGCGCCACCTTCAGCAAAGCCTATGCGATCCGCGCCGGGGAAGTAGATGCCAGTGTTGGTATCGCCGGTCGTCGTGATAGACGGGGCAGAAGCAGAACCAGCACCAAACTGGACTGTAGAGCCACCAGCGTCCGTGACGAGAGTTCCGGTCACGGCAGGGATTGTCGCGGTAAAAGTGCTGGCGGTGACGGGCACATCCAGCGTGACGGAGCCGCCACCGGAGCTATTTATCTTCACGGGCATCTAAGTTAGTCTTTCCAGCCGCTGCCCGGCCGAAGAATCTGGGAAGCCATTTCAACCTATCCTAGATCAGCGGAAAAGTATAACATACGCGGGCAAAGTATTCCAGTGGAAGACCAGCTTAGTGGTCATCGACCTCTTCGCCTTCCTCATCCGCCGGGCCAGAGCCGTCACCCCAGAGCAACTCATAAACAGCATCCGACATCCCCTTGGCCAGACACACCGAGAACGGTATAGTCGTCGCCCTGACGTCTCCGTTCTCCTCCCACACAATCATAACCGCACTGGGAGACCGCGCCATCACCTTAGAAATAGCCTGTGCCACCTTCTTATCGAGGGCAGCCATCTCAGCAAATTCTTCGATAGCGTCCATAACTTCCTTATTGGACGCGGCCGGAGGCATTACTGCTGCTCCATCCCGCCAAACAGATCGTCAACGTCGTCGTCGACCTCTTCAGCCTCCTGAATCTCCTCGATCAGGTCCTCGACCATGTCCTTGGCCTGCTCCGGGTCCTCGATCTCGAACTCTTCAAGGTAATTCGGGTCCGTCTCCGGCGCACTCACCGAGAAGAAGAACACCCCGCCCTTATATTCCACGCTAAACTGCATGATCCTGCCCTCAAAAGGTAGAAGCCGATAGGAATACTACCCTACCGGCTTCCAGAAGTCAAGACTTGAAGGCCCTCAGAGGCAGCAGCGCCATGACGGCCCGCCGTTCCTCATCAGTAAATCCGCGCCAACCCGCCAACTCCTCAAGAGTACGATGGCAGGAGGCACAGCAAGCAGGCTCAACAGCCCGATTAACACTACACTTTCCATTACACGGGCTCTCCACCTTAGCGGATGGGGCAGGCGCCGGTCGCACACTCGCTCCCGGTGTCAATTTCGAACTCCTGCTCGTCCTTATCGCCCACTTCCACCCCCTGCTGACCGCCTTCCAGCGGCTTCAAGGTGCCTGCATAGGCCCGGAACGTCGCCTCATCCACCACTTCCTGCGGCAAATACAGGTAGCCGAGGTCCTTGGCAGTCTTAGTCGGGTCAGTCCGGTACAGGAAGCTCACACCAACGTAGTGATCCCAGTTCTTATGCAGCCATTCCGCCGCCGCACCCGCCTCTTCAGGGCTGTAGCTGATGGTGACCGAGCAATTATGGTCAACATAGTGGTCCATCAGCAGCTTATAGCGGTCCAACTGCACCGTTGCCGGCTCCAGATTGACGAACTTCCCATCAACCTCGTCGAACTTGACGTTCTCATAGGCCACGGGGAAGGTCACCAACACCGCATCCGGGCTGGACGGGTCCTGAAACACCCGATAGTTCGCCGCAATCAGCTTCTCAACATACGGATCGTGCTTGCTGAACCGCACATTGTTGAAAATGAACTTGCCCAGCGGCTTATGCACACCCTCAGTCGTGTCCATAATCTTGCTCAGGGTGCCCGACGGCTTGACCGTCGTGACAGCCTTCGGCCGGGGCAGCCCCAACTCGTCGGCCATCTTGTACGCCGCCGTCTTCGCAACCAGCTTCAGCGTCTGCCAAGCCTTCGGATCGTCAGCAAACTCCCACTCAGCAACGCCCGTAATGCCCACGCCGCACAGCCGGAGGAACTCGTTGTTCTCATGCCACGCACGCTGAAGCACACCGTCCACCAGATTCACACAGGTCTGGCGGTAATTAGCACGGGCCAGCAGTTCAGCCGTGCGCCACAGGCGATTCACAGCCACCCCATTGTAGTGGCTCAGGTTGATTTCAACCAGATTACAGAAGCCCTTGTTGGGCAGCAGGATTTCGGCGCAGGGATTCACGCCCGAAATCCACGGGGCGCTACGCTTACCTTCCACCATATTAATGAAGCCAGGCTCCGAGCCACCGGCTTCCTGCATCAGATCGAACAGTTCCGTGATGTCGCCCTGCGTGGGACGCGACTTGAACATCACCGAGTTGTTGGACTGCTGCCGGTGGAAGTTGTTATGAACCCAGAAGTCCTTCTTCGCCTTGGCGAACTCCACCCACTCCGGGTCGCCATGCGGAACCAGTGCAATCTCAGCCGAACGGCGGCTAGAAAGCGTGGTGCCAAGGTGGTTGAGCAGATCGAGGATGTCGATGCGGCTCAGAAGCTGGCCCGCCCGCTTGTTGAGAACTTCCGCAATCCGCTCCATCGCGGGCGCGAAAGTCTCGTCGCCGCTCGAAATCCAGCCATACCCACGCAGGCGCTGACCAGCCGGACGAATCTGCGTGAAGTCAAGACGAAGCACATCCGCCTTCCGCTTACCCGCCAGCACCTTACCAACCGACTTCGCCCACGCCTCGGCGCTGTCACCCACACTAATAGTCCAGACGGTCTTGCCGTTTTCCTGCGTGTAGGTCTCGACGTTGGTCTCGCGGCCCTTCTTCTGCTCCAGCAGGTGACGTTCGCTGCGCACCAACTGAATGTCCATCGGCGTCGTGAACCCGTTCAGCGTCCCAACGACCGGCTCGAAGCCGACGCCACAACCCTGCAACAGCAGCCAGAACGCATCCACCACATCATGCACGGTCTCGATCTTCGTGAACGCGCAGTTGAACATGCTGGCCTCACGGCGCTTTGCAACTTCCGTGCCACCAAGCCACAGCGTCCGCCCGCTCACCGACCCAGCCCGGGTCAGCAGCACCTCACGCAGTTCCTCAAGCTCGTCTTCCTGCATGATATCCAGCGGCTTATCGCCCAGAGCCCGCTGCCACAGCCAACGCTGATGGCTAATCACCCGACCAACAATATCGTCCCACGACTCAAAGCCACCACCCTCGGTCGGGCGGGCATAGGTACGACGAATGATAGTGGCAGCGCGCGCGGACGGCATGCGCGGCTCTTCGAAGTTACGCATCAACAACTCCTATATCAGGTGAACAACCACTATACCAAAAACCAGCCCACTTTACTACCGCGCTGCGGTCAGGGCTGCCCACGAAAACGGGAAAAGCTCTGCCATCTTAGGCCCAATCTTCTCCACAACCTCGCGGGTCTCACGCTGCGCATCAGGCTTGACCCGAAGGCCCCACACCCGCGCCCAGCCCAACAGACTACCAGTCCAGTGCCACTCAGTATACATGTTCTGCGGCAAAATCATCCGCGCCTGTTCCGCGCAGCAGCCTTCCGCAACCATGCGCTTGTAATCCCATACCAGCGACCGGGCCGCAATATCCACCCGCTCCGTAACACCGTACTTATCCTGCCACTGATCGTCCGTGCTACCCTGCTTGATATCCTCAGAGCCCCGGCGCCACTCCTTCGGCCAGTACAGTTCCGGCGTATCCTTGACGTACCGGCGGCTGATCTCGCTCCACACGAAACCAACCTGATGCTTCGCCAACTGGCGAGCCACAAAGATAGGCGCCTTGAAGTGGAAGCTCACATGCGGATGCGCGAACGGCAACTCATGCTTATGCCGCGCCAGATAGCTCAGAAGCCGGCCATCCTTCTCAGGCCGGAACTCCTGCACCCGCTTCCCAAACGACACGCGGGCCGCGTTGACAACCGTCAGGTCGTCCCCGTAGTGGCCCAGATAGGTCACATCCACCGATAGCTCTCCTCGTTGATGGGAGGCGCAATTTAATGCTAGACTCTCAGCTTGTCAAGGAAGGGGAGGTCCTCACGAATTGGACTTCCGGCGTACTGGCATCTCGACGGCCGGGCATTCCCAGCCGTATCCAGATCGCAGACGGGGCTACTGTCCCAGCAGGCAGGACAACCCCGAAAAAGGTGGGCGGGCCCCCTACAGTTTAGTGGATGACCCGCCCTTGAAGCGGGGTTTCCCCCGCCTAGCCACACAACAAGGAGACACTTGCTTAGTTCTAGTACGCCAGCCCGATGCGACTCTGCTGACAAGAAGCAATATAGTACACCCGCACCCATTTGTCAAGCGTCGCTACGCGAGGGACCCGCCGGGCCCTCCCACTTGATTTCCCCCTTGACCTATGCTATATAGGACTCTACCCTGCCGAAATGCACCCTTTTGCCAGAGTAGGTGAGAAGCCCCGCGCAGTGAGAAAGTCCAAAAGCCTTCCTCCCTCCCGGCGCCCAGCTAAGTCATTGAAATCATTGGCAAAGTGAGAAGGTGAGCGAGTGAGCGCGTTTTCCCAACCTTTTCTATATAATACTCTTTCTTCTTCTCTCATAAAAAGGGTACGCTCACCATTCTCACTTCCTCACCTTCAGGGCTTACGCCCTTGATATACAACGCTTTTTACGGTGAGAATCCCCGGTGAGCGTTACGCTCCCGTAACTCACCTGGCCCCCGTTGGACGGCGACCGGCGTTGCGCGGCGTTGCGCGCGGTGACATTTGCCCCCGTCGAAAGTCTGCGTCTGGGTACGGGATCGTTACGAATGCGGAATAAATTATGTGCTTGACGTTGGACGGCGACCGGGCTAGAGTGGCAGCGTTGCATAGGAGGTTGCGTATGTTGAAGTGGTTCAAGCCGGAGTACCGGATCATACGGAATAGGTTCGGGTCTTTTGAAGCGCAGTCCCGGCGCTGGTGGTGGCCCTTTTGGACTCATGTTCCTGGGACGCGCACTCGGTCTGCGGTAGAGACGGAGGTCAGTCTGACTGTGTGCCTGGAAATTAAGAGGGGCCACGAAGAGGAAATTCAGTACCTGGGGCGCCTGTGATGGCGATTCCGTTGAGGGTGGTGCAGTATTATAGGCTTGATGAGCAGGGCGAGAGGGAGTATGTGGGGTATAAGTTGCAGGTAACGACGGCGCATGGGTGGGCGGATGTGCCCATTGTTAATGTGGAGCAGGGAAAGGAGCCTGAGTCGGGGATTATGGCAAAAGTGTGACAAAGTCTAAAAAATTGCGCGACTGTGGTAGGGGTATCCTGACAAAAAACACAGCCGGCTAGAATTTTCCAGCCCCCACTGGGCCTACCCTTCGCGCTGGGAAAAAATGCCTAGGACGGGAGTCTGGTTCGGGGCCGGAACGGCGCTGGCCGGAGCAGGGCTGTTGCGGGGCCGGAAGGAATAAATGCCTGGGAAAACATTCCTAGCAGGGGGCAGCAAAAAACCCCTAGGCCGGTTGACCTAGGGGCCTTTCGTTCTGGGGCCGACCCGTTGCGTCCGGGGCCGGGGTGGAAAGGGGCCGGGCCGTACTGGCCTAGCCCCTAGCCTATCAGGCAGCGCGCTTTCCCTTCCGCGTGATCGTGACACCGTGCGCCGCGCTCAGTCGGGCCGCCACGCTAAACGGGCCGGGGGCCGTCTTAGCCTTGGGCGCCACGGGGGCCGCCTTCACAACGGGGGCCGGGGGCGCCTTAGCCTTGGGGGCCGGAGGAGCCGGGGGCGCCTTGGGGGCCTTGGGGGCCGCCTTAGATGCGGCAATCATGCGCGCCACCATCTTTTGCATCCCGGGCCATGCCGCCAATGCATCAAGCGTGCCGGCGCCGCTCAGAATGGCCAGCGCCCAAGCCTCGGCATTGGCCACTTCGCTATCGTCCTCGACGTTGCCGGCTTCAAACGCGGCGGCATCACAGGAAAGCACCCCCCGCAGGATGCCGCGCACGTTCAACGCCTTTGGCAAATCGCCCCGTCCGCCGGCCGCCTTGAATGCCTCGACGATAACGGCGCGGATCGTCGCAACGCCTTCCGCCGGAACCATGAAGTCGGCCCAATCCTTCACGTCATTGCGTGCCATCTGATTAATCCTCTCTGCGCCCCTTGGCCGGGGCTCGGCGCCTTCGCTCCATTGCGTCGGCGGCGCCCATCTCGGCGCAAGGCAAAATCCTGTCAATCCCTCTTCGCCGAAAATAACGCATTTGTAATCCCGCGTTCCCGGTCCGTTCGCCTGTTGTTCATGTTCCGTTGCCTTCTGTCACACGTTGCGGCCCCGGGCCGATCGGAACCTTTCCGCCATCGCACCAATCCGGCGCGCCGCCCCCTTACCAT